GAAATAGACTCAGGACAGTTGGTCACATGTGAATATTTGGCGCCTTTTTATGGAGCCAAGTCAACAAGATATCTCAACAGCAAAGATCCATATGGATACGAGAACACACAACACAGTTACGGTATGTGGATGGTTCCACCGGATATAGACACAAAGGTACTTGTTATATTTGTGGAGGGAAGGGTTGATCAGGCTTTCTGGATAGGTTGTGTACAGGATCCTCTAATAAATCACATGATCCCGGGAATAGCGGCATCAAAGGCCACGGCGATGCCCGACGGACAACAAGGCAACAGTAAAATTGGAACATACGGCAACGATGAATTGCCATCCGGTGAATACAACAGATTGGTATTAGACGAGAGAGGGGATGACACAGCCAACCCCAATGCTCTAAGGTCAATACACCCTTTCGCGGAAACTCTTAGACAAGAAGGATTATCGCAGGATGACGTGAGGGGAACTACAACATCTTCCGCAAGAAGAGAATCACCTAGCCAGGTTTTTGGAATTAGTACCCCCGGAAGGAGAGATCCAGCCGCACCAGACAAGATAATGGGCGTGAAAAACAGCCAACACAAAGAAAAAATAGAAAGGTTAACCGGACACACCCTTGTAATGGACGACGGTGACAAAGACGGGGAAAACCAATTGATGCGTCTACGAACAGCGAGTGGCCACCAACTTCTTCTACACGACACGACAGGAGTGGTTTACCTAGCCAACGGATCAGGCAACACGTGGATGGAATTTTCTGCCAACGGAAGCATAGACATATACGCAGGAGGAAGTGTAAACCTCAGATCCAGAGGTGACATGAACTTTCACAGCGACTCGAACATCAACATGTTCAGTCAAAACGATATCAAATTGAGTGCGTTGAGAAAAGTGGTAGTGGATGGGGGATCTATAACAAATTATTCAGATACGGATATATTATTGCAGGCATCAATGGGTAGTGTACTGATGAAAGCACCGATAGGCAATTTGCTTACCGATGTTGGAGCAAATATAATAAGCCAAGGAAAAGGTGTGCACCACGTGATTGGTTCACAGGTTCATTTAAATTCGGTGCCAAGAATTGATGAGTTGGTTCCCACACAGTTCAGGACAAAATCTTATGAGGACACAGGGACCGGCACAGCCAGAGAAATTGTGCCTGATGTTAATCCTGTGGCAAAATATCTTAGAGGTCCGTTGGAAGTGACTCCTAAGGGTAACATCACAATGACCGGCATGCGAATGCCGACACACGAGCCTTATCCTTTTCATTTCGACAAGGTGGTCAGTTTCGTAGGATTGGCACCCGACAACAATGACCTAGTACCAGGTACAGCAAATTACATAGCACACAGGAATAGGAACAGTGACAACACAGCAATACAAATTGGTCAGTTCCAGGCCGATCTACAATATTATCTAGAGACTCAAGGATTTGGCACAGATGTGGCATCTGCTGTCAACAAAGTAAAAGGAAAAGTTACTCAAACAAAAACACAAAAATCTATAACCAAGTTACAAGAGTTGGCAGATGAATTTACAAAAAATTACAAGGAAACTTACAAGATACCCGACCTGCCTAGCAACCTAAGTTCGATCACAGCAGGAGTCAGTGACGCCGTGAATCAAACCATACAGGGAATCACGGGAGATACCGTGAATTACCTCAAAGACCAAGTTTTTATCAAAGAGGCAGGAGAGATATTTTCTGCTTCTAATCTAGGTAGCAAAATAAGTGGTGATATCAAAAACGTTTTTGGTGATCTTTCATCTCTGATTAACGTGGACACCACAGTGGGAAATATTTTGAAAAATGATTTGCCGGGCAATGCTTTCGGTCCCGGACTTGGAAGCATACCTAAGATACCCGGCATACCCGACCTACAAGGGACAGTGGGTGATCTCAGTTTAGGTAATCTCACACGGAACCTTTCTAACCTTACCAGCAGGAATAGAACATTGACCACTGCTGTAGAAACTGGTCTTAAGATCAACGACCTTACACAAGGAGAAGCCGGCAAGGCATTGAAAGATGTTTTGTTTGGCAAAAATCCTCTCGGTGATTTTGATCCAGGCACACAGGGCATATTCGGAACCGGTGGTATGATAGGCAAGGGCGGAATAGTCACAGACGTCTACAAAAATATAATGGGCGGAAAGGCCACAGTGGTGAACAAAGTCCAAAGCATCTTCAGTGGAATAGGAACAGGATTCGAGAAAAAAATAGCCAGTATAGGTTCAGCGATCAACAGGTTATTTTCATAGGTTAAATAGTACTAATGGCGGCTAACAAAAAACTAAATGGTGTGAATTTTCAAATCTTCAAAGGATTCAGTTCCAGAGCGGAAAACAGCAATTTCAAACTTTATGATTTCGAGTGCGTGAAACAGGATCTAATCAACAGGCTGAGCGTAAGAAAGGGAGAACGTGTAGAAAATCCAGATTTCGGCACGATTGTTTATGATGTCATATTTGAACCTTTAACCGACGCTGTAAAACAAGCAGTTGCCGAAGACATTACTCAGCAGTTGAATGCTGATCCAAGGATCAGCACAGAAGAAATTATTGTAAGCGAAAGTGAACAGGGCATATCTGTACAAGCGTCAATAACCTATGTTCCTTACAATATTACCGAGAAATTGACCTTGGCTTTCGATGAAAACTCCACAATACGTTTGTCTTAATCTACGTAGTTTATTTTAATAATAAATATCATTACACTACACTATGGCCAGTACAGATAGACAAAACAGATTACTAGTATCAGAAGATTGGAGGAAGATCTACACTGCTTTCCAACAGGCAGACTTTAAGTCTTACGATTTTGAAACACTGCGTAGGACAATGATAGCCTATCTAAGGGAGAACTATCCAGATGATTTCAACGATTTTGTTGAGAGTTCAGAGTATATTGCTCTCATAGATCTGATCGCCTACATAGCACAATCGTTGTCGTTCAGAGTTGATTTGAATGCTAGGGAAAATTTTTTAGAGACTGCGGAAAGAAGAGATTCCATACTTAGACTGGCTAGGCTTATAAATTACAATCCCAAAAGAAATAAAGCGGCCAGTGGATTGTTGAAAATTATTTCTGTGTCCACTACACAGAACGTCACCGATAGTTCCGGATCAAACCTTGCTAACACTACTATTCTTTGGAATGATAGTACCAACGCCAATTACAGAGAACAATTTGTAAATGTTCTCAACGCGGCCAATGTATCCGGCCAGAAGTTCGGCGATCCGTTAGAACAAGACAGCATAGGAGGAATTGATACGCAAGTGTACACTTTCAATAATGTCAATGTTGGACTACCAATTTTTGCGTATACCAAAAATGTAAGTGGAGTCACAAGAAATTTTGAATTGGTACCTAGCACTATTTTAGATTCGGAATCAATTTACGAGCAGGCACCGTTGCCTGGTGGCGGTTTCGGATATCTATATAGGACCGACGGAGCAGGAGATTCAAGTCCCAACACAGGGTTTTTTGTACAGTTCAAACAAGGAAATTTATCCAACACGGATTTTTCAATTACGAATCCTACAACTAATTTTGTTCAACCTATATCAGTCGATAACATAAACAACGACGATGTATGGTTATACAAACTAGACGACTTTGGTCAGCCGGACACACTTTGGGATAAAGTGCCTTCGTTGTCCGGCAACAATACCATTTACAATTCGCTTTCGGCAGATAAACGTGATATCTACAACGTGGTAACCAAAAACAATGACAACATTGATCTTGTGTTTGGTGATGGAAATTTTTCTAACATACCTTCGGGTTCATTTAGGACCTATTACAGAACAAGCGACAATGCTAACTTTGTGGTTCAACCCAATGACATGCAGAACATACAATATCAGTTGGAATATGAAGATGCCAATGGTGGGACTCAGACACTTACAATAGTGGCATCATTACAACAAAGTGTCTACAATTCTTCTGCCACCGAATCAAACAATTCTATAAAAGAAAAAGCACCACAAGTATATTACTCACAGAACAGAATGATAACTGCCGAAGATTACAACATAGTGCCGTTGTCCGCCAGCCAAGATATCATAAAAACCAAAGCCAATAACAGGATAGCATCTGGTATATCTAGGGCAAAAGAAATAATTGACCCATCGGGTGCCTACAGCAGTGTTAATGTTTTAGCAGAGGATGGAATATTGTATAGAGAGGAATCTTTGCCAGCATTCACCTTCACTTTTAACAACAGGAATGATATATTGAATACAATCAATTCCAATGTTGAGGCAAAACTTTCGGAAGCCTATAGCAGACAGTTTTTTTATATAAAGTATGGATCAAAAGATGTTTCTGCCCTGTCGGCGAGTTGGGTAAGCACAACAACATCTACAAATGAAAACACAGGTTATTTCAATGCAGGTGGACCGTTGCTTCTGGGAGTTTTTTCTACCAATAACTTAAAATA